GCAGGTCACCAACCAGCAGCGCCAGCAGCGGCCGCGGATCAAGGTCCATCCGGTCAACAACGAAGGCGATCTGAAAATTGCCCAGGTCATTGAAGGCATCACCCGTCACATCGAAGTCAACTCAAACGCCGACACGGCCTATGACACGGCATTTGAATACGCGGTGCGGATGGGTTGGGGCTACTGGCGAGTCCACACCGACTATGTCCGCGAGGATTCGTTCGACCAAGAAATCTACATTGAAGCCATCGACAACCCGTTTTCGGTCTATTTTGACCCCAACAGCGTGGCACCGGACGGATCCGACGCAGACAAATGCCTGGTTACGACCGTGGTTTCGAAAGACACGTTTCGCCAGATGTATCCGGATGCCGACGACGGGGTTGGCTTTCTACCTCGAGCGACCGGCGATTCAACCGCGGAATGGGTGACCAAAGAAGATATCCGCATTGCCGAATACTTTTACATCGAACGTAAAAAAGCCAATTTGGTAATGCTTTCGGATGGGACCAAGGCGTTCGAGGATGAGCTGCCGGCCAAGGAAGTGTTGGACGCGGCCGGCATCGTGGAGGTCAAACGTAAGGCGTCTTGGCGCCGCAAGGTCAAGTGGTGCAAGTTGACCGCCATGCAGATCCTCGAGGAAAAGGATTGGCCAGGGCGGTGGATCCCGATTGTGCCGTGCTACGGCGCTCAGGTGGTCATCGAGGGCAAGCGCAAGAAATACGGCTTGGTGCGGTTCGCCAAAGACCCGCAGCGCATGTACAACTTCTGGCGCACCAGCATGACCGAATCCATTGCTCTGGCGCCCAAGGCCAAATGGGTGATGGCCGAGGGGCAGGACGAAGGGCACGAAAACGAATGGGCACTGGCTAACATCAAATCCATGCCCGTGTTGCGCTACAAACAGCGCGACATCAACGGGGAACCGGCGCCAGCACCGGCCCGATTGCAGCCCGAGCCGCCGCCGGTGGGCATCATGGAAGCCGCGTCTCAGGTCAGCAACGACCTACAGACCGTTATGGGCATCTTTGACCCGTCCCAGCAGATGCCAGGCAACATGTCGGGCAAGGCGTTGCAGGGCCAGCAGGGGCAGGTAGATCTGTCCAACTTCCATTTCTACGACAACATGACGCGGTCGATTAAGCAGACCGGCAAGATCATCTTGGATCTGATTCCCAAGATCTATGACACCCAGCGCGTGTTGCGGATCATCGGGGTGGACGGCAAGCCGGACATGACCACGATCAACGAAGTCAAAGCCAGCGGCGAGGTCCTAAACAACGTGACGGTCGGCGAATACGACGTTGTGATGGAAACCGGCCCTGGCTACAACAGCAAGCGCGAACAGGCGGTCGAAGCCATGTTGCCGTTGATGGCGCAGCAGGAAGTGTTCCAAGTGGCCGGCGATCTGATGTTCAGGAACATGGATTTCCCTGGCGCTGATATCATTGCCGACCGGCTGGCCGCGATGAACCCGCTGGCGCAGGTGGACGAGAAATCGGACATTCCGCCCAAGATTCAGATGATGATTATGCAGCTGCAAAAGACGGTTCAGGACCAGCAGCAGCAGATGGCCGCCATGGGGCTGGACATTAAATACCGCGGGAGCGTCGAACAGACCAAGCAGGACGGGGAAACCCGCCGCGAAATGCTACGGGCGGTCGCCAAGGCGCATAACACGGAAACGATGGCCGAGGTTAAGGTCAACGACCAAAATACTCGAGCAGTCACCAGCCAAAACAAGACGGAAATTGAAGCCGTCGTTAAGCTGCTGCTGGCCAATATGTCGCCGGCCGATCTGGCGCGGATGATTGCCCGTATGAACGCCGAGCAATATGCCTTTGCGGACGCGGCCAGCGCCGACATCCACACCGGATCGAGTCCGTTTGTCCAGGGCATTCAGGCAGTGGCGCAGGAATTGACCCCGCCGCCGCCGCCTATGCCGCCGCAAATGGCTCAACCAGGCATACCAGTTCAATAAGTTGACAGGTTTTGTAAAAGGGTTAAATTGTTAACCCAAACCTACCAATGGGTTTTCATTGGGTTAATTCTTAGGGAAACCTATGTCTGATGTGCAGGAAAAGGTGGCCGGTAATCTGGTCACCAGCGAAAATTTAGCGGAATTCACCGCCCGTAAGATGGGTCTAGTTGATTCAAACGCAGCGGAACCCGTGGCTGCCGAGCCGGAAACAGACGTTTCTGACGCGGTAGAGCCGGAAACCGACGCCGATCAGAGTGGACACGACGGGGAAGGGAAGGATGCAACAGCGGAAGGCGAGCAGAAGGAACGCAAGCAAAATCCGAAGATCGAAAGGCGGTTTTCAGAGATAACCAAGCAGCGCGAAGCCGCACGGGAAGAAGCCCGTAAGGAACGCGAAGCGCGGGAAGCACTGGAAACGCGGGTTAAGGAACTGGAAGCGAAAGCAAAGCCCAAATCGACACAAGACGATCTGGGACCAGAGCCGAAGCCCGAAGAATTTAACGATATGTTCGAATACGCCAAGGCGTTGGCTGAACATACCGCTGACAAGAAGATGGCAGAACGGGACAAGGCAGACGCCGACCGTAGGGCAGCCGAATCGAGAGCCGAATTCGAAAAGAGTTGGGCCTCGAAGGTCGATGCAGCACGAAAGGAACTGTCAGATTTCGACGACATGATCCAGTCCAGCGATGTGTCCGTTTCGGACCCCGTCAGGGACGCGATTATGGACAGTGATGTAGGTCCTAAGATCCTGTATCACCTTGCCGAAAACCCCGACCTTGCTCGAGAACTGGGCAAAAAGTCTGTCATTTCAGCCTTGCGAGAAATCGGAAAGTTGGAAGCCCGTTTTGAAAAGGCAGCTGAAAAGGCTGTCACGGGTAGCGAACCGGAAAGCAAAGCATCCGTTGCGAAATCGACTAAAGCGCCGGCGCCTATTACGCCTATTCGAGGGGCTATTTCGACGGTTGAAAATAACGTGGATTCTGATGGGAATTTTCACGGAACCTTTCAACAGTGGAAAGCCGCCAGAATGGCCCGTAAGATCCGCTGACATTTAACCTTTTCTCAAGGAAATTAAAGTGGCCAACAATCTTTTGACTATCAGCAAGATCACCAACGAAGCGTTGATGGTCCTCGAAAACGAACTCACGTTCACCAATGAAGTGACCCGTGAATATGACGATCAGTTCGCCGTGACCGGCGCCAAGATCGGCAACACCCTTAACGTTCGCCGCCCTGGCCGTTTCATCGGCACCACGGGTCCGGCGCTCAACGTTGAAGATTTCAACGAAACCAGCGTTCCGGTGACCCTGTCGACTCAGTTCCATGTCGACACCCAGTTCACCACTCAGGATCTGGCGCTTTCGCTCGACGCGTTTAGCGACCGCATCCTCAAGCCGGCCATTGCTGCAATTGCCAACAAGATCGATTTCGACGGTCTGACCATGGCAAAGAACAACACGGCCAACATTGTGGGCACCGCCGGCGTTCCGCCGACCGGCCTTATCACCTACCTGACTGCCGGTGCATACCTGGACGCCGAAGGCGCCCCGCGTGACGGTCGTCGGTCTTGCGTGATCGAGCCGTTCACCAGCGCGACGATTGTGGACAGCCTCAAGGGCCTGTTCGTTCCCGCCGAGGTTATCGGCCAGCAGTACCGCAAGGGTCTGATGGGCCGCGATTCGGCCGGCATGAACTGGTACATGGACCAGAACGTTGTGAACCAGACTTTCGGTTCGTACAGCGGCAAGACCCTGTCGGTCGATACGACCGCATCGTCGTTCGGTATTGCTACCGGCTGGGCACAGACCTCGACCGTTACCTTGGTCGCATCATCTGGCCTGACTCTGCAGCAGGGCGATGTGATCCAGATCGCTGGCGTCTATGCGGTCAACCCGCAGAACCGCAGCGCCTATGGTTCGGGCAAGCTGCGTAACTTTGTTGTGACCGCCACCACAAATGTTGCGACTACGCCTGGCACTTCCGTGACTGTTTCGCCGGCAATCATCACCGGTGGCCAGTTCCAGAACGTTGTTGTGACCAGCACCAGCTCGACCGCGGCGGTGACTCCTTTCAACAACACCGGCACCACCTCTCCGCAGAACATCATCATGCACCGCAATGCGTTCACGCTTGCGACGGCTGATCTTGAATTGCCGGACGGTGTGCATTTTGCCGGCCGTGCATCGGACAAGGACCTTGGCCTGTCGATCCGCGTGGTTCGCCAGTACACCATCAACAACGACAGTATCCCGACTCGTCTGGATGTGTTGTATGGATGGGCGCCGCTGTATCCTGAACTGTCTTGCCGCGTTGCCGCCTAAACCACAACCGACAACCAAATAAGGAAACAGACCATGTCCAATCCAGGACCCGCATCAACTCAGACCATTCACCCGACGAATCTGGCGACCAACCAGGCACTGCGTCTGATCGCATCTGCCCAGGGCGTCAACCTGAACAGCGTTGCCGACACGGTGGCGCCGATTCTGGCATCGGGTAGCGTCAGCGTTCAGAGCGTCATCGTTGCAAACGCATCGGTGAATCTGACGACTGCCCAGCTGGCGGT